ACTGGATGCAGCACGCGGCCATCCCGGGCAGGCCGACAACTGGCTGCGCGAAGATGGCCTGAGCCTGCGTCGCGAGGTCGGCCGCGAGCTGGAACAGCTGGCCGCCGGCAAGACCGGCGCAGTGGAGCTGGCGCAGAAGTGGTGCGCCGATGACAACGCGGCGCTGCGCCTGCGCTTCGCCGCCGACCTGGCGCTGGCCCAGGCCAGCACCGATGCCTTGACCACGCCGGAGCGATTGCACAAGCTTGCAGCCTGGTTCGATGCGGCCAACCGCACCCGCGACCTGCTGCGCACCACCGTGCGCGCAGACCTTGCGGTGGTCGAGTTGCTGCTGGCCTGGAACAAGGTGAACGAGCGGCCTGCCGCAAGGGGAAATCGATGAGTGCCAGCAACGCCCGCCAGGGCATCCTGTCCCTGGCAGTGAAGGACAAGGCCGCGCTGTACAGCGCGTACATGCCGTTCGTGAAGAATGGCGGCATCTTCGTGCCCACGCCCAAGCGTTATTTCCTGGGCGATGAGGTATTCCTGCTGCTGACCCTGCCCGATTCCAGCGAGCGCCTGCCGGTGGCCGGCAAGGTGATCTGGGTGACTCCGGCCGGTGCGCAGGGCAACCGCACCGCCGGCATCGGCGTGCAGCTGGCCGATGGCCAGGAAGGCGAGACGGTGCGCCACAAGATCGAAACGATCCTGGCCGGCCTGACCGGTTCGGACAAGCCGACGCATACGATGTGATTCCGGTAGCGCCGGGCCATGCCCGGCGGCCCCTGGAAACGCGCGTGAACACGAATGTGAAAACTGTTGACGGTCTCTGAAAAGCCCCTATAATGAGCGGCTCAGCAACACACCGGGCGGTTAGCTCAGCGGTAGAGCATTGCCTTCACACGGCAAGGGTCACAGGTTCGATCCCTGTACCGCCCACCACATAGAGCCCTGATTTTTAAGGGTTAACGACAAAGCCGGCCTTGAGCCGGCTTTTTCGTAACTGCAGAGTAGCAGCAACGGATTCTGCAAGCTTTCAACGGCCCTTGAACGGGAAGCGAATTGTCTCCATCCATGTTGCGCCCACTTGGGCGCTAATCAAACAAGGACGAGAGATGAATTTCAATCCAGGTGATCAGGTGCAGCTGAAGAGCGGGGGCCCCATCATGACCATCAATTCCATCGAGGATGGCGAAGCATGGTGCGAGTGGTTCGATAAGAACGGCGAGCATCATGCTCAGGCATTCTCGCTGATCGTGCTCACCCGCTACGCTTGATGCATTGAGCCCCCGCCGAGGGGTAGCTCGGCGGGGGGGGGGGAAATCAGCATCTTTCCGGGGATTTAGCGCCGGCCCGGCCCGGCCCGGCCTGCTGCCGAGAATGCCATCTGGCCGCATGTCGCGGAACTGGAGCTCGCAATACTTCGACCCCACGAATCGACCAATCTATCTCTACGCCGTTTCGCGGGCTGGCTGGATCTGACCGTTTTCCTCAGAAATTAGCCCTTTCAACGTGCTTTCAGTTCATTGTCGTTTCAGTTGATGCTGCTGGATTCGCTGGAGTTTCCGTCGCGATTACGCAGGAACTACATCTGATGAGCGATTTCGGTCGGGAGGAGTTTGAAGAGCAATGGGCCGCGCAGGTTGGGCGGTTTGCTATGGCACTAGGGGAGATTGAGTGGGCGACGGACATTCTTCTCGCTGCCGCAAACTGCCCTTTCAAAAAGGATGCATCGCTCGCTGTGCGCCTATCCTTGCTAAGGGAGAACATTGTCAACCTCAAGCCGGGTATCGGCGCAGAGCTTGAGCGCGTCGTCGCGGTAGCTGATGAACTCCGAGACCGGCGCAACTCGGTGCTGCATTCCGGAATTGGATTCAACATCTTCACCGATGGCAATGAGGTTGCGATAGAGGCGTTTATCAATGACCGTCGCGACAAGTACAAAGGCATTGACTTGGATTCAATGCGATGCCTTGCGGCCCAGGCGCAGCAGTTGAGCAAGGAGTTCTGGGCCGTCGTGTTGACGCAAACCGGAATTTAGCCTTTCCCCATGATCTGCGGGGGCGTTATCGCCTATTGGTGATCGACCACAAGAGGCCCCGGCCTGGCCTACGCGTGGTCACCCGTCGGCCATCGCGTTGAAGCAGTCCTGGGCTTTCTCCCGTGAGCGCGCCTCGCCGCGGGAAAGATATCCACAGGCTTGTCTATGGCCGACGTTACTCCGGCAGTACTATGATCCTGCCAACCTCAGTTTGGGTCTGGCAATGCTTGCTGTGTACGTAGACGAAAGCTGCGCGGATGGTAGGAACCGCTACCTCATCCATGGAGCGCTGTTTCTTTGCGGGCAGCAGATCGGTGATCTGCGCGCTGCTATTGAAGCTACGGTCGCGGCTAGCGGCCTGTCAGATGAAGTGAAGTGGAGCGGTATCACTAGGGCAAAGCGAGCACGCGAGCTCGCGATCGCTGATCAATATTTTGATGGAACCACTGATCAGGAACTTGCGGCCGGCCGTTGGTTTCAGTCGATGGTGATCGATCAGCATCAGTTGGACGTCCGGGGGTATCACGGCGGTGATAGAGACGTTTGCTTCTACAAGTGTTTGTATAACCTTCTTGTAAAGCGCATCGCTCAGTACGCTTTGCCTGATGAAGACGTGCACGTCGTTCTAGATCAGCGCACGACGCTCAGGTACGACCTGGAAGATTTGCGAGCAGTGTTGAACAACTCGCTAAGGCGAGACCTCGTTGATCGATCTCCTCACGTTCGCACCGTGATCTATAGAGACTCACGCACCTGTCGACTTCTTCAGCTTTCCGACCTTCTTACTGGTGCTGTTGGCTTCCATCAGAATCGTATGCACTTGGTGCCAACTGCATCTCCGCACAAACGTGCTGTGGCAGAGCATGTTGCCAGGCGGGCCAATTTGGAGTCGTTGCAGATCGCCAACAGTTGGTCGCCGCATATGGGCATCTGGACGCTGCGGATGGGCGAGCGCCGTACATAAAAAAGGCCGAGCGATCTAACGGTTTCCCGTATCCACGTCCGTGGCACTCGGATCTCCGAGGGATTCGATCGGCTAGGCCTCAAGGCGAGTGTGGCATGTCCTGCCGCCAATGCAAACGGGCCCCATTCAGCATTGCTGGGAGCGTTCTCGGCCGGGCGCAGCCGCGGCCATCCCGACGTCCCCCAGCAGGTCGCGCGCGATCATCGCCGTAGCATCCAGCAGGTCGTGGCCGCTGCCGGCCTGCACCACCACCGCCAGCAGGCTACGGCCCACCTCGGCATTACCGCTGGTCAGCTCCATCTCGCCTTGAAAGCACAGATCGGCCAACCATTCATGGGCCTGCTGCAGCCCGCGCTTGCGGACGCGGCGGAACTCCGCGAGCAGCTTCGTTTGCCCGGCCTCCTGCTCACCATCGGCCAGCAGGCCGATGGCACCCCCGTGTGCCGCGCGCCAGATGGCCGGCAGCGGCCGGCCTTTTTCATCCAGCACATCCAGTGCGAACTGGGCGCAGTACATTTCGTAGCGTTTGCCCGCCGTACTGCGGGGCGCGATGCCGGCCTCGGCCAGCAGGCGTTCGGCTTCATCCAGTTTGCTGAACTTCAAGCGCAGCAGTTCAGGGCGGCTCAGCTGTTTTGCCAGCGCGTGCTGGTTGGCGGCAAACCATACGTTCCAACCCACGGTTGCGCGGCCTTCCAGTGCGGCCTTGAAGTACTCCAGGTGTTCGGCGTCCATTGTGGCCTCCTGCGTTCCCTGCGCGATTGTAGCGGGAGCGCATCCGCGCGGGTCAGGCGTCACCGCCGGAGAGGCAGTGATGCGCCTCGCGCACCAGTTGTCGCGCGGCCACGATCAGTCCATCAGTGTGGAAGGCACCCAACTGCTGGTCCGGGCCACCCTCGGCGCGCGCTCGATCGCCCGCCTGCAGCAGATCGAGCAATGCACTGAGCCCGGACAGCGAGCGGCGGAGCGAGGCGTGATTGCTGGCGCAAAGGGTGAGGCTGCTGCACGGTTGTCCGTCATCGCCGTCGGCATGGTTGATGGCATTGAGGCAAGTGAAGAAGGCAGGCGACTGCACGGGCACATTCTGTTCGTGCAAGGCGCACTCGATCTCGCGTGCGAGGTCCTCGGGCACGTCGGCGGCGATGTCGCCGATCAAGGCGAATAGGCGGGGATGGACGGCGGTGCGGTTGGTCATGGCGAAACCCTCACTGGCGTAGGGCCACCTTCGGAGTGAAGGTGGCGGACGGTGCGGGTTGGCGTACCAAGGCAGAAAGGCTCACACGGAGAAATGGCCTGGCGGATCTCGCGATCCCCACGCACCGCCCGCCATGGAAGGCAGTCGGTGCATTCTCTTTGCCGCGATCAATATCGCAACATCGTGTGAGTCTGTTCTTTTGTTCGAGACGCCAATCCCGACCAAGGCAACCTGCCTCGGCGAGGCGATCATCGATTCGTGCAAACACCGAAGTCAGTGAGGAAAGTTGCAAGTACGCCCGGCAGGAGCCGGCGTTTCCGGATCTGTGCAGCCCAGCACTCACTCCATGTGCGCCCCATCCTCCATGGCGCAACCCGCCGCCCGCGCCTGAACCGGATTGCGCCGCGCCACGGTCGTCTCCACGTGGCAATCACGTCATCCGGCGTGGCCCTACCGAATGTGCCATCCATGAGAGCAGACGTTCCATCCCTGCGCTGTCCCATCGCCCCGGGCAGGCGTAGTCTCAGCCCATTGCCGTGCCCATCCACGCTGGAGCCCCGCCATGCCGCTCGCCCGCATCGATCTTCGCAAAGGCAAGTCCGCCGACTACCTGCAACGCGTCGGCGAAACCATCTACCAGGCCATGCGCGCGGTGGGCGTGCCGGAGAACGATCGCTTCCAGATCTTCCAGCAACACGAGCCGGGCACGCTGATCTACGACCCCGGCTACCTGGGCGTGGACCGCACCGATGACTTCATCTGCATCCAGATCACCTGGAACGAGGGGCGCACGCTGGAGCAGAAGAAGGCGTTGTATGCCGGTATTGCCGATGGCCTGCACGCGGCGGTGGGTATCCGCCGCGAGGACGTGTTCATCAACCTGGTGGAAGTGAAGCGGGAGAACTGGTCGTTCGGTAATGGGGTGGCGCAGTACGTGAGTTGATGCGCGAAGAGCATCCACGCGTGGCGTGGATCTACTGCGAGCAGGGCAGGGGCTGGGAGGCCAATTCGCGCTTGGCGTGGATCTACACTTCGCTGCCCACCTGCGGGGTCTGCTTGACCGCTGCGCTGCTGGCCGCCTTCACGGCTTCGGCACTGTTGGGCTGCTCGCACTCGATACTGGTGCGATAGCCGTCGCTGCCGATGCTGTGCTCGGCGCGCTTGACCAGCCACTCGCCATCCACGCCATCGCGAAAGCCCTGCATGATCACCGTGGCCTCGGCCATCAGCGTCTCGCGGCCTGGAAGGCTGTAGCTCAGCGTACGCGTCTGCCGCGCCTGCTCGCGGTGCTTGGCGCGCGCTGCGGCTTCGGCGGTTTCGCGGTCGGCATAGGCCATGCGCAGGCGCACGATCGGCTCGCCGCTGCCCACCTTCACTTCCTGGCGCTGCGCGCCACGCACATCGCGGTAGTAGGCAATGGTGGTGCCGGCATCGTCGCGGGCGGCGATGGTGACGCGGTAGCTGCTGCCATCGGCCGGCGTGAGGGTCACCTCCGGAATGCGCTCGCCACTGGCGGTGGTCGATTCGCCACGTTTGACCAGCATCAGCCGGCCGCCGCCCGGTTTGGCGATGGCGTCGTGCTGCTTGGCCAAGCGCAGCAGCAGGTTCATGTCCGACTCCTGCGATTGCACCGTCAGCGGCAGCACGATGGATGCCAGCGACGCACTTACCGCAGCGGTCAGGCCGTGTTCTGCGGCCATCCGCTTGACCATGTCGCCAATCGTCGTGCCTTTTTTCCACGTGCGCGTTTTCTGCGTCTGCAGATCGTTCTTGCCGCCTTTGCTGGTTTCAAACGGCGCGGCACGTGCGCGCAGAGTCATGCTGCCGGGGTAGCCTGAAATCTCCACCTCGTCGCAGACGTACAGGCCCATGCGCCGCACTTCGCCGTCGTAGCCGATGAAGGCCTCCAGCTCCGCGCCCACCGGCGGCAGCTGGATCGGATCGTTCGGATCGTGGTCAGCCAGCTGCAGCTCCAACGTGTCCGAGCTGTTGCCGGTCTCGTCGGTGATGCGCAGTGACTTGAAGCGCGACATGATCTTGTCGGTGATGTCCTGGCTGTTGGCCACCACGCGGAACGCAGGTGCGATGTTCAATCCCACAGCGATACTCCCTTGCGTTCCTTGGCGGGGCGCTGCACGTCCGGCAGGACAATCGCCACACCAGCCGTGAGCACCGGGCCGCGCGCGGCCAGGCCGGGGTTGGCATCGAACACCGCGCGCAGGATCGCCGGCGATTGTTCGCCATAGTGCGCGTAGGCAACGCGGTCGACGACATCGCCATCGCGGGTGTTATACGTTCGTGCCATCGCTGTGCTTCCGGAGAGTGAGTGTGAAGTCCTGCTTCTGGATCTGGCTGTCGACGGTGAATTCACTGGAGGTGACGTCGATTTTCTCGATGACCCACAGACCCAGGTTGCCGCCCTTGCCGGTCAGCAGACGCTGCGGCTTTCCCTGGCTGGCCAGCTTGCGCAGTTGCGACATCTCGTTGCCGGCGCCACGGAACAGCGGGTAGACAACGCCCGGCAGTGTCATGGTGGCCGAACCCGGGCCGGTGTACTGCAGTGCAGGCATCTGCCCGACGCGATCCTGGGCCTGCCAGCGGAAATCGTTGGACTGCTGGATCTGCTGGAATACGGCCGTGTTGAGGCTGAACTTGAAGCCGCCCAGCATCAGCAGCACCGGCGCGTTGCCGGAATCATTGCCCTTGAATTGCGACAGCAGCTTGTCCACTGCGCCGGTTACGAACTCGCGCTTCATGCTTAGTTCCTGTCTCCCAGGGTGGCGCGGGCCTGCACGGCCTGCTGGTGCTGCAGGGCGTTGGCGGTACGCCGTGCCAGCGCCTCGCTGGATTCACCCGGTTGCTGGTGGATGGTGATGTTGTTGGTCTGTTGCTGCTGCACCGTGGTGGGGGTGCGTGCGGTGGCAGATGAGGGCATCGGTGGTGCGGCGCGGCCTTGGGACGGCGCAGGCAATCCAGGTGCGCGGCGGTCCACGACGGCGCTGTGCAATCCGCCCACGGCAAGACGCACGGGTGGCATCGCGACCTTGCCATCCCTCACGGCGGCGTAGCCGGCGGCTGCGCCGTCGGCCACACCCACTGCCATACGAGCACCATCCACTGCTTTATCTTTGGCCATGCCCAGGGCGCTACCGACCTTGTCCATCACCCCGCCGACGAAGTTCATCAGCGGAGCCAGCTCGGCCATGATGTAGCCGATCGCCGCCGTTGCCTTTTCGGAGATCCAATCCCATACGCCGCCCAACGTGACGGAGATGAATCCAGCGACCGTGCCGATGACATCACCGAGGAGGGAGATGGCTTCAACCACAACCCCGACCACCTGGATGACCAGACGGAAGTTGGCCAGCAACGCCGTGCCCACCAGCGAGCCGATCTCCGCTACGCGCGAGAGTTCGTTGCCGGTGTACTGCGCGGGAGCCAGCATCTTGGAAAGCCAGTCCCATGCCTGGCCCAGCAGCCCGCCGACTGCTTCCCATGCCGGGCGCAGCGGCTCGACGGCGCGCATCAGTTCGCCCATGGCGGCGGTTCCTGCGCCGCTGAGGCCATCCCAGACGCCGCCGAGGAAGGCCTTGATCGGCTCCCAGTACTTGCGCACCAGCAGGGCGCCAGCGGTGATGGCGGCGATGGCGATGGCGATCGGACCGCCGCCGATGGCACCAATGGCGGTGGCGACCACGCGGAACCCCGATGCCAGGCGCATTGCCGTCGGACCGAACTGCCCCATCTGCGCCAGCAGGCTGCCGCCGCGGAACAGCTCGAAGGCCTTCTGCACCGCCAGGATCGGGCCCTGCAGGAACGTCCACGCATAGCGCACGCCGAGTACTGCAGTGCGCATGCCCATCAGGCCGACCACGACCTGGGTGGTATTGGCGATCAGCTTCGGGTTTTCCTGCACGAACGACGCAACGCCGTTCAGCAGTTCGGTCAGCTTCACCGCCGCCTCACCCACGGCCGGCAGCAGCGCGGCACCGAAGGCCTTGGACAGGTTGTCGACGGCGATCTTCGCGCCTTCGATCTTTTCCGGGTCGGTCTGCAGCTTGGCCGCAAAGCCGCTGTCGGTGGTGCCCGCCGAGCTGTTGAGCGCCTTGTCGCGGATGCGGATGTACTCATCCCAGTTCTGGATCATCGGACGCACGAAGTTCTGCGCCTGTGCATCGCCGAACAGCTTGCCGATCTTCGCCTGGTCACCGGCAGTGGCCTGGATGATCGCCTGCATCGCCGCGTCGAACGGGTTGCCACCGCTGCTCTGCGCTTCGCTGATGATCCTGCGCAGGTCCAGCTTGAAGCCCTTCTTGGCGCGTGCCTGCAGGTCGGGCGAGAGGATGCTGGCCATGAAGCGCTGCATGTTGCCGGCCGCTTCGTCGGCACCACCGGCGCCTTGCCGGGCGACATCCAGCGCAGCGCCCATGGTGGCGGCGGCGGCGTTGCCGTGCATCTGCAGCGACTGGAATGCGTTGCCGAGCACCGGCAGTGCACCGGCCATGTCCTTCAGGCCCAGGCCACCGTTCCTGCCTGCCACCACCAGCACATCAAGCGCCGATTGCAGGCCGGCCGGATTGATCTTCAGTGCCTGCTGCAGCCCCGATGCGGCCAACGTGACATCGTCGATGCTCTCGCCGGTAGCGGTGGTGGTGCGGCCGATTGCACCCAGGCTGGACTGCGCGGTCTGCGCATCCAGGCCTGCGGCGACCAGCTGGCTGACTGCGCGCTGCAGCTCGCCCGCGCCCTGGTGGGTGCGGCTGGATTCGGCAAGGATGGTCTGGCCCAGCGCAGCGACCTGGGCGCGGGTCAGGTTGGCGGCGTTGCCGATGGCCTGATTCTCGCGCGCGAAGCCGGCGGCGTTCTCCACCGGTTTGGCCAGCGTGGTGATGGCGCTGCCGAGCATGCCGCGCGCATCGCCAAACGCCGAGCCCAGCTTTTCGCGCTTCTCAAGATTCGCCGTGCGCTTGTCTTCGATCCGCTGCAACGCTTCCTGGGAAGCGCGCAACGCATCGGCCTCGGCACGCATGCGGGCGAACTGGTTGCTCGATCTGCCCATGACATTGAGCTTGCGCTCGAGCTTGTCGGCTTCATCGCCGAGGCGCTTCAGGCCATCGTTGCTGAAGGACAGTGCGTCCTGCAACGATCGGGAAACCGAGCCACCAATCGTGATCGTTGTCGTTTGAACGTTACTCGCCATGTACCGGCAATCCCTGTATCCACCAGATGAATTTCGACACCCGCAGCGTCATGATCTCGCGCAGGCCCCAGCCGGTATGGCCGGCCAGGGCGAGCGCTCCCTGCCTGATCTGCGGCAGGGTCAGGTGGTAAAAAGCGCGACGCCGGCCTGCAGGCGGGCGTAGTCGCGCAGCGGCATCCTGCGCACGTCATCCGGTGCGATCTCGCACAGGTTGGCGATCATGCGCACCTCGCGCTGGGCGTCGGTGCCCTTGTCGTCCTGGTAGCGCTCCATGTCTTCCACGGTCGGTTCGCGCATGCGCAGCACGGCGGTGTCCACGCCATTGACCTGGCGCGGGCGGGAGAGGGTGATTTCGGCATAGCCGTCGCGTTCGATGACGGTGTCGGTGGTGGTCTTGGTCTTGCTGGACATGGATGTGTTCCCGGATGTCGATGGAGTTGCGGTGGATCCGGGGGCGCTGTGCGCCCCCGTGTACGTCGAAGTGGTGCCGGGAATCAGATGCCCAGGGCGCCGCGGATGCCGGCCAGTGCGTCCACGCCGCCCTGGCGGGCGATCATGTTGGTCACGTCGATCTCCTGCACGACCTGCACGCCATGGGTCAGCTTGTAGTAGCTCAGCGCCAGGGAGACCTTGACCGTGCCCTTCTCGCCGACCTTGGTTTCGCCGCGGTCGAGGGTCTTCACCTTGCCGCGCATGTTGTGCACGACCGAAGTGACCGCGCCATCGTCGGCTTCCAGCGCCTCGCGGGCGGTGAAGCCATACTCCTTGCTCTCGATGACGTGGAACTTGGACATGATTTCCGCGTCATCGGAGGCGAAGGTGACCTCGGCGGTCAGCTTGTCGTGGCCGAGCACGATCTCCGTCGGGGCGAGCATGCCGCCGGCCTGGAAGTCCTCGGTCTTCAGCGACAGCTTGGGGGCAGTGAAGGACATTACGCTGCCGGCAAAACCCTTGCCGTCGACGTAAAAGTTGAAGTTCTTGCGGATCTTGCGCGCCATGCTTAGAAGATCTCCGAGACGTAATTGTTGTTCATGTGCATGCGGAAGGTCAGCTGCTCACCCGGGTAGGTCGGGGTGAAGTCGAAGTCCCAGTAGAAGCGGCCATCGGCCACGCTGTCGGCTGCGTTCAGTTCCGGGTCGATCCAGCAGTTGCCGCCCAGGATCGCGCCCTGCGTCTTCAGGCCGCGCAGGAAGGCGTTGACACCCTCGCGCACGTCATCGACGTAGGTCTTGCTGATGCCGCGGTCGACGGCCCACAGGTGGGCAGCCTCCAGGCTGTCGGCGATGATGTCGGCGGTGCGCACCACGCACAGGAACCGCCACTTCGGATCGATGCTGGCGGTGCGGTTACCCCACAGGCGGAAGCCACCTTCGCGGATGATGGTCGCCACGTTGGCCTGGTTCAGCAGGTTGGCGCGGCTGGTCGCATCGGACAGGCCGAAGTCGATCGCACGCGCAGTGCCGACGATGCCGTACAGCTCCTGGTTGGACGGCGATGCCCACCAGCCGCGTTCGTTGTCGCTGCGGGCGATGGCACCGGCCACCGCACCGGAGGCGTAACGGCTGACGATCGCTTCACCCTGCTGCACCAGCACGGCCGGATCGACCACGTAGACACGCTTGGAACCGGTCAGTGCGGTGGTGGTCTTGGCTGCATCGTCGTTGCTGTTCGGGCCATCCTTGATGATGATCGCGCGCAGCTTGTCGGCGATGCCGAGCAGCTCGGCCACGACCGGGTTTGCCAGAACAGTGTCCGGACTGGCTGGATCAGCCGGGTGCAGGTGGGTGAAGCCCGGGGCGACCAGGATGCGCGGCTTCACGCCGACGATGGACTTGGCAGCCAGCAGTGCATGCACGCCGGAGTACGCGCCGGTCTGTGCGTTCACGCCGCCGAGCACGTTGGCCAGGGTAGCGCTTTCGTTGGCGCCGTTCTCGACGCGGATCACCACCACGACCGCCGACGACTGGTCGAAGATTGCGTCCAGCGCGCCGGGCAGGGTGCCGGCTTCGGTGCCGGTCTTGGCCGACAGTTTGGCGGCCTGCGAGGGCGAGGTCACCAGGACAGGCGTGTTGATGGGGAAAGCGTCGGCGTCGGCCAGCGGCGCAGTGCCGACGATGCCGATGACGCTGGTGGATGCAACAGCGATCGAGCGCGCACCGGTGTCGATGTTGACGACCTGTACGCCGTGGAGAAATTCGGTCATTCGGAGAGGTTCCTCGGTGTGGTGGTGTGCCTGCAGATGCAGGCGACGTGTATATCTTCGGAAAAGGCGACGACGGCGATAATTGCAGCGGTGGCCCAGTGATCGATCAGACCCAGCCGGAGGCGCTGACGCTGGCGCTGAAGCTGGAGACCTGCGGGTTGCCGCCGGCACGACGCAGGTGAACGTTGATGCTGGTAGAGGCACTTTCAAAGCTGGTGGACCTGGCGGGCACACTGACGGATACGCCTGCCGATTGCGTCGATGCCAGCGAGGCGAACGACGGTGCGCTGTTGCTGAAGTACGCCGCGCCCTGGTTGCTCACGCTGAACTGCACGTCGTACTCGGACACACTGGCGCCGGCCGGAAGCCAGCGGCCGGAGGCAACCACGGTGTTGCTGTTGTTTCCGCCGCCGGTAACACTTCGACGGATGCTGTAGTTGCCATCGGACAGCATGTCGATCGAGACCGATGCCGACGCTGATCCGGTCGAGTTGGTCTTGGCGCTGTTGCCTGCCGAATAACCCTGGCCATGGAATGGCAGGCGATAGCTGGCGCTGCCACGCGCCGCCCACAGGTTCGATACGTCCATGCCGCCAATGCGATAACCCACGTCACCACGTTTGCTGCCGTACTGGATGTGGGCGTAGCGACGGCTGAGGTCGGTGCCGCCCACGCGCAGGCCGGAGTCCTGTGCAACGGGGCCTTCCACGTAAGGATCGAACAGGTCGTCGAAATCAACGCCTGCCGAGCGATATCCGCTGGCCATGTCAGCGCTCCGCCTTCAGTGCGCGCACTTCTGCGGCCAGTTCCTGGATGGCTTTGGCCATGACCGGCAGCAGCTGGTCGAGCTTGACCGTGGCGACGCGTTCACCGTTGAATTCCACGCCTTCCAGATCCACAGCTTCGGGTACCAGTTCGGCGAGCTGCTCAGCGACGAAGAACAGGCGTCGGCGGCCGTCGGAGTTGTACTCCGGTTTGTAATGGCCCGTAGCCAGTTCCATGTGCTCGACGGCGGCCAAGCCATAGGGCACGGAGCCGTCGATAGCCTTCAGTTTGCGCGAGGAGCCGACATCAAAGCCGCCACCAGCGGTGCAGCTGCCCTTGATCGTGGTGTTGCCCCAGGTCTTATTGATCTGGAACAACCATTGGTTGAGACCTTCCTGCCACCAGCCAATGTTGCCGGATGACTGATTGACCACCAGTCGAATCGTCTCTGTGCCCGGCCACTCGTAGCGAATCTGGTTGTCGATGCCTTGCAGGATCAAGCCGCCGGGAAGTTCCAGGAAAGCGTCATCCCGCAAACGCATCGTCCGCCGATGGTTCGTGCCTGCGCTGGAGTAGAAGACGTGGCCGCCAGTTCCGCCACCTTTGAAATTGTAGTACTCCGAGCAGCCGTAGCCGTTCTCGCCGCCATTCTGGTTCCAGGCAATGCGAGTGCCATCCGCGTTGTGCGGAATATGCAGGCTGGTCGGACGGAACTCGCCAGAGCCGTTCATGGCTGCGCAGATGGAGCCGGTCTTGTTGGCCCATGTGAACGCATCAGCCCGCATACGCATATGCGCGTCCGGGTTCTGCGAGTTGTTCAGGCGCGCATCCATGTAGACCACATCCGGTCCCGTGCCGATCCAGCCGTTGGCATTGCTGCCGTTCTTCAACCACAGTTCGGTAGTCGTCAGAGAGCCGGACATCACGTCGCCACCCTTGCTCACCTTCGCCGCCGGGTCGAAGTTGCCGCTCGTCCAGATCGATCCGCCTGCATTCAACGTGGTGGTATAGCCACCCGCCGAGTTGGCGAAGGTGAAGTTCGGGCCGTTCTTGAAAAGGTACGAACTGGCGTCGCCCAGGACCAACACGCCATCATTGGCGACACCACCCCAGCCATACGAGCGCAGCGAGTTTCCGTTTACTGCGACGTGGCCGGTGAACGTACCCCCGGTCTTGTCCACTTTGGTGTCCGGCGCAAAGTTGCCGGCATGCCACATTGCAGAGCCATTCCAGCGCGGGGTATCGCCGTGCTTGATGGTCAACTCACCGTTCGCAGTGCGGTCGGTGTTGTAGACGCGCCAGATGCCAGAGTTGGCCCAGCCACCGATAAACGACTGTTCCGCGCCGGCCGAGCCGAAGCCAACCAGGGGGGCGCTACCGCCGACAAACTGCTGATCGGTGAAACTATTGGTTCCCTTGACCGCCTTGGCATCCAACACTCCCTGCAGCCCGGTCACATCCGCGATGACATGCTTGTGGCCGACAGTAGCGAAGTCACCCGCCAGGGCGAACGCGGATGCGTGCTTGCCATCCAGGGTATCGGCATCCAAGCCGTTGCCATGGCCAGTGTCCTTCAGTGCGGCGCCCTTCAGCTCCAACGCGGTGCGTGCGGCGGCCGTGGTTGCGGCAGACAGCAGGGTCCTGGCCAGTGCAGTGGGCGCGGCCGCGCCAAAGCGCTTGTCGGTGAATGCACGCAGGCCGCGCGGAGTCACCGCGCGCTGGGTGTCAGCCGCGTCTTCCGCTTCGGTGTTGGTGGCCAGCTCGACCACACCCAGAACCTCGGTCGTTGCCGGCGGGTAGATGAACTCGGCGTTGCCGAACTGGATCTGCGTGATGTCCACGTCAGTGAAACGCGCATCGGTGGCCAGCAGCAGCATCGACGCAGCCGATTTTTCCATGATCGGATCGGTCTGGCCGTAAGTGGCGAACAGCGTGCCGTCAGCCAGGTACAGGCCGAATCCGCGCAGCGAATAGGCGGTGGCACTGTCGTCGCGGATGGTCACGTGCAGCGTGTCATCGCCCACGGCCTGGCCGCCGAAGGTCGCGACCCGCTTGATCTCGCCTGGCAGCGCAGTCAGGTCGCCCGAAGGTGCGAATGCCGTGGACGTCAGGCCGATCTGGGTGATCAGAACGGCATTGGTGCCGGTGTTCGGCGGATTGACCAGCTTGGCGAAGCCGGCGTCGGTGATTTTCAAGCGCATGCGGGGTTTACTCTCCGATCAGTTGGATGCGGCGGAAGGCCGTGGCGTGTGCGGCTGCAAGCGCGCCGATTGCTGCGTCGGCCTGCATGCCCTGGGTGAAGGTGAAGTGCGATCGCACCGGCTTGGTGCGGGTGATCTCGCCGATGACGTCGTCGACTAAGATGGCGGTGGCCGACGTGCCGCCCTGGTTGGCGATGGTCATCACCGCTTCGAAGGTGTGCGGTGGTCCCTTCGGTTGCAGCTGCCACCACTCGCGGATCAGTACAGAACCACCGAACGCAGCAACCACATCGCGGACGCTGCCCGCCGTGCCCTTGCGGCGCTGGATGGCGATCGCCGCACGCACGCGGGCGCGTTTGACCGGTTCGGGCCAGTACGCCTTCCATTCGTCCACCGAGAGCGCCCATGCCAGCCAGGGCAGCAATGCGGCCGGACAGCGATCGGCATCCCACAGCGCGGTGATGTCCACCGGCAGCGGGCGGGCAATGATCGCCTGCGACAATGCACGCTCGGCCTGGGTGGCATTGGGCGGCAGCAGGTTGGCTGAGGCCGGCACCCGGACCTGTGCGTCGCCGTCGATGATCACGCCAGGGGCAGGCGCGGTTGCGAGCGTAATCACGCCACCGCTGATGGAAACATCGTCCACGCGCAGGCGCCCCTGCGCATCCGTGCGATATACCGCCTGCACCGTTGCCAGCATACCGCCGGGATGGCGGAATACCTGGTTCTTCCCATCAACCGCGCCACGCAGACGCGCATTGACCAGGCGCGTGGTGACCTCACTCATCGTTGCCACCATGCGCCAGCGTGACGGCGGTGCAGTACGTGGCCTGGGTGCGGTCCACCACCACGTCCGCGGCGGGACTGTCGATCACCACGCGTTGTACGCCTTCGGCATGCAGTGCTGCGAACAACCCGGAGCGGGTCACGTCCCGGCCGAGCCGATGCGATTCGACGATGTAGCGGTCCAGGCGCGTGCGCGCTTCGGCCAGCACGACCTGCGAGTCGGGTCCAGCGAAGGTGTACAGCGTAGCGGCGACGGCGTACTTGATGACTGTCGCCGGTTTTACCAGCACGTGATCGGTCAACGGGCGCACGTCATCCGCGCTCAGCTTCGCCTCCACCACATCGAGCAGGCCCTGGGTGGCGGTGCCGTCGGCTTCACGCGACAGCACCGACACCACCACTTCGCCAGGCGTGCTGCTGGTGGCGCTGGCGTCCAGCACGCGCGGATCCGCGCTCAGCGCATGGAACACATAGGCACCTTCCGGTCCTGCCACGCTGAAGCCTTCCGGCCCGAGCTGGATGCGGCGACGGAAGTCCTCGTCGTTCTCGTAGCGGGGAAGGATGCCTTCCTGTGGCTTGCCCGGATCGAGCACCAGGCGTGTGATGCCGAAGATTGCCGCCAGCTGATCCAGGTCGCTGCCCACCGCATAGGCGAGCATGACACCGCGCGCGGCATCGTTGACGCGCTGGCGGTCGAGCAGGCGCAGGTAAGTGCAGACTTCGAGGATCTTGAAGGCGGGGTCCGACGGCAGCAGCGCGTCGAACGTGGGGTCCAGGGCCTGCAATGCCGTCAGCGACTCATCGAACATGGCTTCGAAATCGAGCACTTCGATGACCGCCGGGGCCGGCAGCTGGGAGAGATTGACACTGGTGAACGAGCCGGATGCCACGGTTAGCGAACCTCGATTCCTTCGATGGTGATGGCCTCGCCATCGGGCAGGTGGATCCCGGTTACTGCCAGGATCATCACGCCGGGGGCGGGGAGGGAGACGTCGACGTTCTCGACGTGAAGCCGCGGTTCCCATCGCGCGAGTGCGTCGACGGTGGCCGCGATCAGGTCCATGCGCAGCGAGCGGTTGGTCGGCGCATCGATCAGTTCGAAGATGCGCGAGCCGTACTCGCGACGCAGGACGCGGGAGCCAAGGGGTGTGGTGAGAACGTCACGCACGGACTGGTGCAGATGGGCCAGCCCATCTAGGGATTTGCCGGTGTTGGCGTCGATTCCTCGCATGGTCTCTATCGTCGTGGAGTACGGGTTTTCAGGGCATTGCAGCGATGGCCCATCACGGCTGTGCAGGCGTGGTGGGTGCGGTCGGGCCCTGGGCGGTGTGTTTGTGCGACTTCAGGCTGATGGCGCCGGCTTTGACGTCGGCCGATGTGCTGATGTCCTTGCCCGCTGTGATCGCACCGGTGACGTCCAGATCGCCGGTGGCCTTGACCGCCGGCGTGTCGAGCAACACCGATTCGCTGGCATGCACTTCTGCGTTTGCGCAGTTGACGATGACCTTGCCGCTGCCGACGGTGATGGTCAGCGTGGTGGTTTGGCGGTCGTACTCGACGAGGCTGCCGTCGGCGTACTGCGTGCGCTGCAGCTGGCGTGTATCGGCCGGTGCGGGAAAGCGATCCTGGTACAGGCTGCCGAGCACCAGGGCCTGGCCGGGGTCGCCATACGGGCATGCCAGCACCACCTGTTCACCGGGCTCCGGCGCGCACCAGCTGCGCACGCCGGGTCCCGCGCGGCGTTCCAGCCAGGGAATCCAATCGGTGAGCATGCCGTCAGCATCGACGCGCACGCGGCCGCCGGCTTCATCAAGTTCGCGCACGACGCCGATCATCAACAGGTTGCCGATCAGCCGGGCGTGTTCGGCGCTCATGGCGTGTCCTCCGCGAGCGGCTGGTAGCGCCGCTCATGGGCCCGGCCGATCTCCGGTGCGAAGCTGTAGGACGCGTGCGGTACCACGCCATCGCCGTCCTCCCAGGCATTGCCGCCCAGCACGATGGGCACTGACCATTCCACGATCCACGTGCGCAGGTCGGGCTGCGCCGCTGCGGCATCCTCTGGAAGCGCTGCGATTACCTCGATCGCGCCACTGGGCGCACCGGGAAAGCGGCCGAGCTGATGCAGCCAGGTGGCGAGGTTTACAGCGATCCGGCGCAGCTGCAGGGCAGAATCGGCTGCCGCGGACTGCACGGAGATGCGTGCTTCAAAGCGCAGCACGGCCTGCAGTTGGCCGCTGCCATCATCGCTGTCCTTGCCGCGATCACAGCGGGTCATCGCCAGCAGGCAGGCGGGCGTGGGTGGCGCACCACTGTTGGCGTCGCGATAGAACTCGACGGTGGCGAAGTCCGCAAAGCGTGTTCGGATCGCCGCTTCGATGGCGGCGTGCAGCGCGTCGAAGGTGGAGGAAGGGGTATCGGTTGCCATGTCAGCTCATGCGATGAATGGAAGGAAGAACGCGACTGGCCGCAGCACGCGCTTTCTGCAAGCAGTGTTGCCATTGCCCGGGGCGCGGGACATTGCACGCGTGGCCGTGACTGGCCCGCTCAGTGCTCGTGTGGGCCGCGATGTCTGGTGTTGCCCGCGGGGATGCAACCGGCAGGCGTCAGCGGTGCTGCACCATTGATGGTGAAGCCGTGCTGGCTGCCGAGGCTGCACAGCAGGGCGCGCATCTGGTCGGCCAGTTCGTGGTATTGGCGCGCCACGGCAACGTGGTTGCGCAGCAGCGCGTCGTCGTCGGCAGCCTGCAGATCGGGCAGTTCCTGCGGCGCGCGCAGTTGTGCCGGTGCAATGCTGAGGTCAGGGATGAAGAGGGCGGCCGGCATTGGCTTCGCGCCAGATGCGCACGAACTCAGCATCAGCATCGCCGCGGTCGCGGCCAGGGTTCTTGGCATGGGTGTCGATGTCCTGTTGCAGGGTGATGAACTGCTGGGTCCGCCCGGACTGCATGGCCAGGCGCTGTGATTCAGCCTGTGCACCGGCCTGTGCGTTGGTGTGGTCCTGCTGGCGCGCGACGAGCGCGGTGTCGGCACGACCGGTCTCCTGCGCGGCCTGTAAGCGCATGGCGGCGAGATCCGCGTTGCGGTCGCGCAACTCCCAGCCCAGCCAGGTGCAACAGGCGTGGCTGGCAACCAGGCCCAGCAGGGCGATGCGCAACCTCAGCGGTATCGGCATCACTGCAGGAGCCCGCCAGCGGCGCGATAGGCGGCGCGCAGCGTTTCCAGCGCATGTTCCTTCTGC